GCTTAGCATGGAAGATAACGTCTGTTCTTTTTGCATCACCAATAAGTTTCCCATTACCAACATAAGCTACCATAAAGTTGTTGATAACATCATTTAACGTTATATATGAATAACCTCCATAATTTTCTTCTACGGTATTGCCATATGCGTCTCGGTCACCATAGTTTCCTCCATCAACACGTTTTAATTGCATTACAACAACATCGCCTTGATCAATAAATTCAGGCGTTGTTGGGGTACCAAAAAATACTGTATTATCTATAATATAGTATTCAGTTGTAACTTCAAAATAATTTAATCCGTCTGGACTTGTATATAATTTAAAATTGTTTAGAGCGTAGTCAGGATCATTTTGGTCCCAACTGCCAAAAATTATATCTGTATCAAAGGTAAAAGTAAATGCATTTTGACCCGCTAAGTCTATTACTTGAAAGCCTTGCGCTCCTTCGTAATACTGTCTATTTGTTTCGGTTATTAAACCGCCGTTAGGAAACGCCATATTTTATTAGCTTTTTGAATTTATATTTTCCGCTTGTATTTGCTGTGCAGCTACCTGTATAATTTGCGGATCTTTTATAACTACCCCAGAATAAAGTAATATCCTTGTAATAACACTTATCTGCTCTGTTGGGTGTAATTCAAAATTAACAGAAGAGCCAGGGTTATACACATATTGATAGTATGGAGCGGTTGCGGTAAAGTTCCATGAAGGATTTAATGGTTTGCGTAAATATGTTACACTTACATCGCTTACAATCGATGTTGGATAAACATACAATCTATAACTATTATATTTATATACCGGATAGTATAATGTTGGCTTTGTAAGCGGTGATAAATTTAATTCCAGTAATTCATGAGGCTGAACATATTGAATCTCTTTTTCTTCTTTATATATTACCGTGCCTAATTTGTAAAAATCATACGGTTTTAAAGTTACATTGATTTCAATTCCAGCCAAAGGTAAAGCCGTCAACGATAATATATTTCCATTTATACTCCAAGCTGAAGATGGTTGTAATACACCATTGAACGCAACGGTAACTATGCCATCTGATAGTTGAGCCGCGGTTAGTGAGGTTATTGTATATTGCGATTGATTCAATACGGTTGTCAATGTTGCAACAAGCGATGAATTTGATGAAGCTGGAACATTAAAGTATGGCCCAACATACTCGCATTCACCTATTGTGTGGAACACTGCTAATTTTTCTTGTAGATTTTTTTGTCGGTCAGCATATTCGCTATCATTATCCGGCACCCTTAATTGTTGATTAAGATCATCAAAATAACTTTCAAATATCTCAAGCTGTACCTGAGCCGCTGTCCTGTTAAACTCGTCTGGGGTCATATAGCCCCGTTGTTCTTTATTAAGTATTAATAAGACAGTCTTATAAACTGTATCTACATTTATTGCCATTGTCTATATTTATTATAATATTAAAGCGGTAACCTGAGCTACCGCTTAATATTAGTATTACGTGTTATTCCATTTTTTTCTCTATTGATTTGTAGATTTCAACACCCTCATCTGTCTTCAAGAATGAAGCAAATGCTCCATATGGATTTTCATCAAATGGTACGGTCATTAATTTTTTACCGTTTGCTGCCCATTTAAAATCTCGTTGGTCTTGAGACAATTTAATAATGTTTAATTCACATGCTTTAATAGCGAAGTTTCTTAATTGTATATTTTCGTCTTCGGCTAAGTTTAAGAAGAGTTTAGGATTTCTCTTAGCGAATATTAGTAAATCTCTTTTTATCTCCTTAGAAGTCATCTTAGATACCTTAGATCCCATCTCTGTGCGCAAGATTGCTTCTGCTTGATCAACATCCATTACTTTTGCAGCGTTCATTGCATCTAATTGAATTTCTAAGTCATCTAATTCATCTGTTGCTTGTACTACTGCGTCAAACTCGTAGTATTTTTTATTTAGCATCGGATGATAAAGTGATAATAGTTTTTGAAGATTTTGTTTCTCTTCTGATACGGTTAATACACCGTCTTTAAATGTGATATGTCCTAAAGTCGCTTCCCCTTTTTGATCTTGTACAAACGGAGATGACTGATTAGTTGCATACCTTAATTCTTTTTGTTCTCCATTCTCTCTGTCGAACCATAATAATGGAAATCTTCTTGAGTGTCTGGATGAAATTGTATAAGTTAAAGGAGTATGTGGTCCTTTTAATAAGTAAGTTCTACTTTTAATTTCCCATTGTTCTGGGTTTGTTGTTGTTTGTGCAGCTTTTGCCATGATAAAATATAATTTAAAAATTTATTAATTGGTAGGGTTTGCCCCCACTATATTAGCGGAGGCAATCTACCTTTGTTTTACTAACCTGCGTCTACAGATGTAAACAATACGAAGTTGTTAGCTCCTTGAACACATAAACATCTTTCAGATAAGAAGTGTACCTCCATTGCATCTAAGTCAGAAGTGTATGCTCCACCAACAGATCCTGTTACCCAAGATTTCATACGACGGTCATCAGCTTGCGAAGCTCTATAACGAACGTGTAAGAAAGGACGACGGATGTTAGTTCCTAAGATTTGATCGTAAACTGTAGATGTTCCAGCAGGAATTAAAACTCCATCAATTCCAGAGTTTGCTACGGCTCCACGAGTAGAAGCGTCGTTTAAGTATTTCCAGTCAGTTTTGTAGAAATCGTAAGATCCACGACGGAAACCAGAGAAGCCTAAATTCAATGCCATCTCAGAAGAGTTTTCAAACAATCCGTAAGCAACACCACCATTAGCTCCAGAAGATAATGAACCAAGCATATCATCAAAGTCAAGTGAAGTAGCACGATTTAAGAAAAGCATGTTTTCTTCAATAGCCCCTTGAGTATCTAAGTTTTTAAGGATGCTATCAAATTCAGTTAATCCACCAGCTACAGAGAAGTTGTTTAATACATTACCTCTTTCTTGTACAGCTGAGAATAAACCTTGAGTACCTTTTTTAGGCGTACCCAAACCAGCAGCAGCAGAAGTGGGTGTAGCTAATTCGCCTTCAATCAAAGCCATTTCTAAGTAATCTTCAAAACGCAAACGAGTTTCAGATTCAGCTTTCAAATACCAGTAGTAACCACCTGTTCCATCTTCTGTAGCAACTTCAACCCATCCGATCTGAGCTGTGTCAGAACCATTAACCGCATATTTGTTACGGATAATAATTGGGGAGTTTGAATATTGAGTAAAAGATGGAGTGATGCTTTGATAATCGTCTCCAACTAAAGTAGATCCTTTAGCATACTCAGAACCAAAAACGAAGATTTTAACATCGTCGCCAGCGGTAAAAGAACCTGTTCCAGTAACTAAATCTACAGTGGTATAAGAAGCAACATCAACTACGCCACTTCCAGGGGTTGGTTTGCTTGTTACAATTGCTTTTAATTCAACACCTGAAACAGGGTTCATAATAACAATTGTTTGGTTGATTGAAAGTACGTTAGCTACGTAATCAGTAGGAATCGCTGGGGTTAAATCAATATTGTTGATCGTAATGGTATTACCATCAGTAATAGTAACATCATTGTAAGCTACATGCAAACGATTTTGCTCTGACCAAATAACTTGATCTGAAGTCATTGGCATTTCAGCACCAACCATACGTAAGAATCCAGAAAGAGTTCTGTTTCCGTAACGTTCTACTTCAGCTTCGTAAATCTCTGGCAAATATTGTTGCGCAAAAGATGAGAAATCCGCGTTGTTAGGATCGGTAAAGTTTAAATAATTTGTAGACAGCGCTTGCTGTTTCTGTGAGGGTGTAATTGACCCAAAGGTAGGCGTAACATTTGCCATAATTTCTAATTTTTAATTGTTAAGTTCTTTTTTGTATTCTTAATTTTGAAGAATCAACGCCGTTAATCGCCCGAACTTTTAATCCATTAACAAACACATCACCTGTAGGCATCTTACGTGACTCAGTCGTAATGTTGTTGGATTTTGCAACTACCTCTCTTACAGCATCGGCTTTACCCTGTTCGTAAAAATGTTTTGCAATTGTGTCGATGTTTTCTGCGGCATACATAGCCTTGTGATAACCTTTCAAATCTGTAACTTCACCGTTGTTGTTTAAGAACTTCTTAACTAGGTTTGTAATGTTTGATTGTTTATCAACCACTGCATCGCTGTTCGGGATATTATACTTAAATGTTTTTTCACCTAAATTGAAATCAAAACCTTTGAAATCTTGTGTAAAAAAGTTTTTTGTATCATCTTTGAACTTTGAATGCTTAGACTCTGCAGCCTTTTGATCTTCATTGTATCGGTTAAAAAAGTCAAGCGCTTTTTGTTGTTCCTTACTTACCGATGGTTTCAACTTGATCTCATCGTAATATTTGTCTTTAAGGTTGTCCAAAAAGGTTCTTGCTTTTGCAACTTCTTCTTTAAATGCGAGTTTCTTTTTTCTGATGTCTCGCTCATCATCTTCATCCTCGTCATAACTGAAATTGTCTTCCATCATGAATTCAATTTCTTCGCTATCTAAATGAGGTCTTGATTTTTTATAGTACTCTTTTAATAATGCTTCTGTACTGATTGTAGAATAATCTGCACTTAATCGCACGTAGTCTTCTACCGTACCACCTGTCTCTTGCATAAATGAAACAAGCTTTTCAACATTTTCCGGTAATTGCATACCAGAACTTTTGCTTTCCGCAATTGCTTCATCTAACTCTTTTGCTAATTCCGCTACAACTTGCGCTGCGGGTTCCTCTTGAGCATTGATTACAATTACTTCTTTTTCATCTTGGTCGGTAGACTCTTTATGCTCTTCGTTTCCTTGGACCACTTCTTGCAATCCCACTTCGGGCTGTTCTGCGCGTAACACGCTTTCATTTGCTGTTTGCTCTTGAATGGCATCTTCTTCTTCTTTTTTAGGTGTTAAGTCTACTTTAGTTACTTGAGATGGTTTTTCAAGTTTTTTCATAGCGGGCTTTCTTTTTTGCATCTTGAATTCCCCCTCTTGTTTAATTTGTTCTGACATGATATAATATTATAAAATTGGTTAATTAATTACATTTGATCAAGAGTGCCCAAGCCAAAGCCGCTTTTAACATTATCAAATTGTGATTCAAAGTTTTTTGGTAATGTATCATTTTTTCTTTGATCAATTAATTCGCTTTGTTGAGTGGCTTGCATTTTAACGCGACTGTCTTTGCGGTCTTCCATACTGTTAAGCTTTTGCTTTTGCATATCTACTTGCATTTGAGCTAGTTGCTGATTATATTGGAATTCTTGCGCCATCAATTGTTGCTTGATTTGCATCTCTTGTTGTAATCTTTGTATTACGAATTGCGCTTTTGCTTGCTCAATTTGTATTTCTGTTTGCGCTAATGCTTGTTGTTTCTGCACTTCTGACATAGCGGTTTGTTCCGCTAGTTGTGCATTTGCTTGCGCTTGTGCTTGTATGTTTGCTTGTTGGTTTGCTTGATCTCTTTCTTGTTTCTTCTTTCTTTTATATTTTAAAGATTGATTAGCTAACTTAAGATTTTTAATTTGTCGTAAATCAATTGCATCTTCAAGATCAATACCACCTGATTGTAATGCTATTTGTATATTTTGTTCTAGCTGTGCTTTCTCTTCTTCATCTGGTTCTAATTCCAAGAATATACCAAAGTCATGCAAGTTTAAATTCATTAATTCCTCAAGTGTCTTAACATTAAATGTTGATATACTTTCACGTAATGATTGTGCAGTCAATGGAAACTTTAATGAATCCGCCACTCTCAATGATATATTTTCACATAAACGTAAAGTTAAATATAAACTTGACTGTGTAATATGACGTGTTGCCGTGTTTGAATTTGCTGCCGCCATTTTTTGTAAACCTACTAAAGCTTTTGGATCCGGCGTGCTACCGTCTCTTGCTTCATTCAATCCAGTCACATCTCTAATCATTTGCAAATAGTATTGGTAAGTAGAAATTAAAGACTGTATCTTACCATTTGCATTTGATGTTTGTAATTCTTGAATAGGTATTTTACCAGGATTACCTGTACCGTCTTGTGTTTGGGATCTACCAACAATACTACCCGTTTGAAAATACATGTTTAATGCCTCGGTGGGGTTATAGTTTGTTCCATTACCTAAGTCAACTTCCGCTAACCCGTCTACATCGACAAAAACTCCATCCGGCACCATTCTTGACAGTACTTGTTGTAGTTTTAAATGCGTAAGCTGGATCATATCCGCAAACCCTGTAATACGACTAACTAAAGATTCTATCTTACCTTTGTACATTCTTGGCGCACAAATGGTGTAGTTCATTTCTACTTTTGTTGTGTCAGCCGCTGGTCTAGTCATATTCTCTGACATTTCCCAACGTAACATCTTTTCGTACCCTAATATCTTAGCGCCACTGTATAATACCTCTATACTTCTAGATACTCTACTGAAATTATCATTTGCAGGCGGATTAAAAGTATCAGGTTTTTCTAATGCTTTTTCTAATCCAAACTCTGTTTGTTTGATTTTAAATACTTGTTCCGAATACGTTTTATATTCAAAGTACAATACTTGTACAGAGGAATTATCATAGTCTTGACCGTAATAGTTACGAGTATAATTGTTATCACCTGGAAATTTTTCTATTTCTTTTAAGTCGTCTGTGGTTAAATCAGGAAACTCTTTTTTAAGTTCTTCTAAACTAATAGATTTAACTTCACCAACATACCATAAGTCTTCAAAGTTTGGATCTTCTGTATATGAGTAAACTAAATTAGCAGGATCGACATACTCTAATACAATACCATTTGCTTTGTTCCAATTGGTTTTTGCCGCTGCAATACCTAATATTGTTAGGTCGTAATTTATTCTCCTATTAATTAGCTCGTATTTGTTTGTTGCAAGTACCTGATTGATAACTTCCTCTTCTGCTATTTCAACGCCTTGCTTGTAACTTAATTGTAAATGAATTTCAAGCTCTTCTTGATCTTCAGGCAACTTAGCTGGATCCTGTGAGAATCCATTTATACCAAGTTTTTGTTGCATTTCCATCAAGAATTGTTTTGCAGCCATGTCTTCCATGATTGCTCTAGCATATTCTGTTTTTTCTTTTATTGATTCTGGATCTTGTGCGTAAGCTTTAATATCATAGTTTTTACTAGATATACCGTTAACTACAATATCCACAAACTTAGGAATAACGGGAACTGGTTTCCAATCTAAATTAAGATAAGATAAGTCTCCGTTAATTGATAATTCATCTTTATATTTTTGAACAGATTGTTCACCTCTAGCATATAGTCTTAAGTTGTGGAATCTTTGCCAATTTGATCCCCAACGGTTCCCGGTTCCCCAGCCAACCCTGTCTCCTCTAAACCATTCATTCTCAATGGCTCGACCAACGGCTTTACCGTAATCATAACTTTGTTTTACCTCGTCTGGTACCACCTGACTTGGAAAGGAACTATTACTATTAGTATAAATCATTTATTTTATTATTTGTGAATTATAACCCTCGTTATTGTATTTTTTAAAACCTAGTGAGATTTTTTCTTTTTGTATTGGATTGTTTGGCACGTATCTGTGTTTGTTACACGCCATTATAGCTAGGCCTGAACTGATGGAGGCATCATGATTTGTTCTAGCATTTATATTAAACTTTGCCCAGTCTTCCAATGTTTTTTGGAAATACATTGTGCCGTGGTCATCCCCCTTAAAACCAACGTGCTCCTCTATATATGTTTCAATAGCCGAGGCGTGTGCTTGCATAATATCTTGAGAGGAGTTTGGTATACCACCAACTTCTTTTTCGAACGGTGATAATTTATTCCAAATCTTATCCGGTCTATTCATAGAGAACCCGCGATACCCTCTTCTTTTGAAATGATATAACAAACGCGGTTTATTGTTTTCTGCCAAAATTGGCATACCATAAAAAACGCAAGCCATAAGTACATCCTCGAAAAATATTTCAGATGTTTGAGGGCGGGCAATATACTCGAGGAAAAAGTGATTAGCAGGAATATCCTCCATAGTAAATTTAGTAAGTCCGTGCAATGCACCATTTGATCCTCTTGAATTAACTGTTCCTGATATATCGTAACTATCGCATCCAAATGCACCGCAGTGCTCATTGCCTGGATATTTTAGCCCATCCTTTATTATTACTCGGTTTTGAAGATATTTAGGTGGAACCCATGAAATTAAAAACCTTCCATCTTTATGAGGAAAGAATTGAACACGTGTATCAAGCACTCCGCCTTCCCATTGAAAACTACCACGAGTTACTACACTTGTGTTCCGTATATCTTCATTGTAATCTATTTGTTCGTATATTTTTGTAAGGTTAAACAAAGACTGTTTTGTCTCGTCCCTAAACGCGTGTTGTTCTGTTCTTGGAAACTGACGGTAATATTCATTTAATCCGTCTGCATCTTGCTTTAAACCATCAACTTCATTCTGCCAATGTTCAATAACACCATATTCAATCCAATTTCCATCAACACCTTTTACCGGTTTTTCTGGAGTGTCGAAGACAGGTAACCCATAAGTATCAATGAATCCCTCGTACGACCATTCCATAGGTATGAACAAACTATATAATCCTGAACTAGTCTGTCCATTGCGGTTTCTTTTCGATACATCCGAGTCATGATAAAGTCTTTTAAAGTTTTCCCCTCCTTTGTCTAATGCATTTGAGGTTGATCCCATCATACATTTACCAATAATCCTACTACCTAATCTTAATGTTGTTTTTGTTACACGCCAGTTGTTTAAGATATTATCTGGTCGCTCCCATTTACCGCTTTCATCGTGAACTAATAGTTTTAACTTTTCACCATCATAACTATTGTCCCCGGTGTTTTTCCAGTCAATTGTTGTATCAAGTCCTTCGAGTTCTGCTAACTGTTCATTTGAGTCTAATTTCCTTCTTGTTAATTTTGAAGCGGGTACACGATAAGCTAATTCTGTTTTAGGCCTATCCATACCGTCTTGTATTGGTTTGAAAAAGAAAGGATAGTTGACTGAAATTGGTACAACTTTGTCGGTAAACATTTTCTTAGCATCAGCTCCAGACTTTGACAACACCCCGAAACGCGAGTCACTGGACATGGTTGCTTGATTTACAAGCTCTGCAGATGACATAAAAGAAAATCCGGAACGTCTATTTTTTAAATAACACATTCCGTAACATCTTGGATCAGCTTTACACGCCTCCCAAAATATAAAGAACAATCTGTTTGATTCCCTGAAGTCAGGTGCACCTACGTCGATTTTACTCCACTGTAGGTACATATAATGAGTTCCAGTTATATATGTTGGCTTACCATTACTATAATAAAAGAAACCTTCATCTCTGTATTTAAACTCATTATCTATATAATCATACCATCTCTCTTTAAAGTGATCTGGCTGTTTATTCCAATCAAAAACGCTTTTTAATTTATCCAGTTCTTTTGGATAAGCAAACTGTTCCCAATATTGTTCTTCTTTTACTTCTGATTTTTTATATACATTCTCCTCTAGAGGTAATGCAATCTTTAAGTTTTGTATTTCGTATATTTCGCCGATCTTTCCGGTTTTGCTAATGATAACCATATCGTTATCTTTATCGTAACCATATTTCCATTTTTTGTTTCTATTACCTAGATTTAATGTTTTTTTGGTTATATAATCCGGTAATATTTTATATAAAGTTTGTTCGTACATTATTTAGATCTCCCTTCTGCAAAACCTTTGAACACTTTCTGTGTGGTATCTGCTTTAGCAAGTTCTTCGTCATTGATTAGTTTTTCCTCCAGCTCAATGCGTGTTAATATTTCAAACGCATCGAATATTGCTAGCTTCTTAGTCGCTGCAGCATTTTTTAATCTATCTGCCGATATATCATCCCCGCTATCTATAATTGCCTCTTCCGCTACTTTGACTAATTCATCAACTGCTTTTCGCCCAGCTCGGATTATACTCAACTTCGTTTCCTTTGTACCCATATTTAATTACAATATCATTTGATTTCATACAATACAATCGCTGGTCATCTATAATAAATTCGAATTCACCAAATGGTTTATAACCTACAAGGTCTCCAGGATTGATTTTAAGCTCATCTAAGGAGCTATTTCCATATTTTAATATACCAATATGCTTTTGTTCTTTATCAAGCTTTAAATAGTCTGTATTTTTAATTGGCTTAACAAAACAGCGATCACCAAATGTCTTCCATTCTTTATCTGTTTTGTATAAATATATTTGATCTACATCACAAAAATATAAATCCTCTGTAAAGTAGGATCTACTATTCTTTTGTTCTCCTTTTGTTCCATAGAATCTACGGAAAACATTGTGATGTATCACAACTGTATCACCAACTTTTATATCAGTTTCAAATGCCATCGGTGTTGATACAACTACGGCTAAATTATTTACTGCTTTAAAAGTTTCTATTTTGGTATTTATAATTAATTCTTTACCGTTTACATCAATACTATTATCGTATCTTTGTCCTACAGGTGTAACTATAAAACTAAATAAACTTTTCATCAATATTCTAAATCATATTCAACAGAGATTGCCATATTAAAATTAAATTTCTTCCACGGCATTATTTCGTCTTCTTTTTTGATATAGATATTATAAGACCTATCTTCTTCATCAAATAGTATATGGGAGATTTCGTGTCCCCCATATACTACTTGTGAAATAGAATAGTGCATTGCGTCGTTTTTATAATCGGCCCCAATGCTTATTTTTCTAATAACGGAACTCATGATTACTCCTCGGTTTTTTCGATAGGAGTACAATCACCTGTCTCTAAATTAATATTAACAGCACCATACTGATTTTCAAGTTCCATTTTAGTTTCTTCAATAACTTTATTTAGATCTGCCAAAGAATGCAAAAATGAATGCTTCTGTGATTCTAATACACCAATGTTGGTTAATATAGAATTAAGATCTTTTTGTTGGTTACGAATTTTTTCTAATTGTTCTTGAGTTACTTGTTTTACTACTTCCATTTTATTTAATTTAATTGATTATAATTATTTTATATTACCAGTATGCGATTATCCTAGTAGCGGTGGTCCCTTCGGCTAGCAAATAGTCCACGCAAATAGGTAGAAAAGTTCCTCTAGGCACATTTTTAAATGTTACCGGAGCTAAATCACCATTCCTGTCAGGCATTTGTACAGTTACGGTACAAGTAGCGGCTGCGGCATCGCTAATATATAAAGCGGCCTTACCAAGATTGTTGTCTGGAGTAAGATCGTCAGACGGAGTTATTTCCATTGCTCTTGTAGCAAAATCTGGTTGGTTTGTAAATGATCCCATATTATTTTGTTCTTACGGCTTTACCTAGTTTAATCAATGTTTGATTATCCGCTTCACTTCTGTTTTCTATAAGACCAGCTGTTAGATTATGGAAATGAGCATTAGCATTACGTTGATTCATTGTATATGTACTATCTTTTGTATACTGTGACTGAAGTTTTTCATTACTGCCAGGATTGTTTCTTACAGGTGAATATGCTTTAGCGGAAACTTTATTGTCTTCACCTACTATTTCGGAATAAGAACGACCTGTTCCAGCGCCTCCTTTTATTAATTTTTTTTCATACGGCTTTGCCGAAGCTTCCCCGGTGCTAGGATTTATAGTTATACCTTGAGAATTTGCTCCCTGCGTAGCTTTAGCATCAGTTGCTCTATTCTTTTTTAACGTTTCAGCTCCTTCAGTGAACTTTTTAGTTAATTCAACTTTAGCCGGCGGATCTGTATCCTGTCTAAACGTATCTGGTAATCCATTCCCGGTTTTAGGACCATTGCCCCTTCCTGGTGATTGTGTATATGCCATAATATTTATATTACGTATTAACAGGCTTTTTTCATTTTACCCATTGGTTTTTTAGCAACGGCTTTAGCAGCTGGTTTAGCTGTTTTGCCCATGATTGCTTTATCTTTTGCCATTGGTTTTTTCATTGCGTTTTTCATTTTGTTTAGTTTTAAATTGTTATAATTATGCGATTGATACAGCTGTAATTTGTACACCAGCGGGTAAATCCACTTCTACAATATTAGCCCCAGGCATAAGTGATAAAGCGGCTGTGATTGCATTAACCACTTCAACGGCTTTTGCAGCAGTGGTGGTCATCGTAACTGTTTTGTTTAAATTATAAATTACTACAGTTGCTGTACCCGTAGCTAGAATACCTGCCACGAAATTTACACCAATTAATCGTTGCCCCGCAACGTGAGCAGTTGCGCTTGTAATAGGTAAAGAAATAAAGTTTGCCATTGTTTTTTGTTTAGTTATTTAGTTATTTATTATTTTTGTTTAACAATTCCATTTGTCTAATGCTAATTTTTTTCTTGTAGGATCGCCATTAGGCTTTTTCATTGGCCCAGGCATTCCTGACATTCTCGCGCAAAATGATTTTCTACGCTTTGCATCTTTACTTCCTGGTTTTAATTCAGACGGCTTTTTAGTTACCGCTGTTTGCAATTTAGACCCAGGATTTTCTTTTCTATAACTTGCAACTCCTTTAGCGTTTAATCCGCCTTTAGGGTCTTTGCCCTCTTTACGTTGCCATGCTGCGGTCTTTGCCATTATCGTCTCATTTTTGCTTTTTGAGTGATAGGGCCTGCTTCATATTTAGCATCGTCAAAACGGAGTTTAACCCCGTCTTTTCCTGCGCTGTAACCTGGCATTTTTGGGTAACCAGTTGTGTCTAATGGTCCGTCCCAAATCGCGTTTGCACCAACGCCACTCATTTTAGCTTCTCTATCTAGAGGGTGCATTGGGTGTTTTTTTGCTTTTATATCCATTTTTATATATATTAATTGTTAAGATAAATCATAAGGAGGAACAATTGGCGTCTGTAAACCTGCCGGAACCGGTTGAGGTGTACCCATTGTTCTATCGTATTTTCCAGCCATCGGGGTACCAAATACTCCAGTCATTGTTGATTGCGCTCTTGGCGAGAATGACACTGGAGCGCCAGTTGCTTTGATTCCGGGGTTAAATGTTGTTGCTTGTTGAATTGCATCAACAGGTGTATTTAAAGCCGGAGCCATAGGCGGTTGCCCCATTAAATTGTCATTTTGATTGTAAGAATTCATCATCTTGTTTTATCGTTATTAACGTTATGTATTGCTGTTTGTAATACTTTAGAAGAATACGAGCTGCTTCGCATAATCTTATTCCTTCTTTCGCTCGCCGGTATATCTTCTTGGCCAAGCATTATACGGTACATCCTTGCTATTAGTTGTCTGCACTTAAATGAAACTTTATATATGTGATATTTCTGTGTTGTGTGGTTGCGTTTTCGCCATACCACTATCCATCCTTCTTTCAACAAATTGTTCCAGCGCTTTGAGTCCCAACTATATGCATGCGTACCCATTTCATAATCATGTTTTGTAAACAAATCCAAGCAATCAAAGAAAATTAGTAATTCTAAATCTGCGTCATTAAGGTTATTATTTCTACAAGCCCATCTTCGAACTATTCTGTAGTGCTTTAGTAGACCCATGTCCTTAAGATCGCTAGCCTCTAATTTTCTCATAATACAATAACAACGTCATCTAATTTTATAACAGTATACTTTTCTCCTTCAAATTCTATACCATGCCCAGCGTGCTTATCATAGTATATTTCCATTCCTTCTTTAAGAAAAGTAATATCTTCGCTCACTGCCACAATTATGGCTTCTTTATACCTTATATTCTCTTTATCTTTTTCCATCAAAAGTAAACCGCCTTTTGTTTTTTCAGCGGTTAACTTTTTAGGTAGTATAACTATATTTTTACCAATCGCTTTCATTATGCTCTCAAATTGTTAATTACACAATCTGTTGATAATATTGTAGTAGCAACTGACACTGCATTTCTTAATGCACTCTTAGTAACAAGTAATGGATCAATAATACCGGATTCAATCATATTAACATATTCCCCAGTAACAACATTTAATCCATGCCCCAAATCCCGGTCCTGATCAATCATTTGCACAATACCTGCGTTATCTAGTATTTTATTAAACGGCGCTTTTATTGCATCAATTAAAACCCAATCGCCAAGACTAACAGCTCCTATTACTTGCGCAGCGTCCATTAAAGCAATTCCACCGCCTGGCACAATGCCTTCTTTAATCGCTGCTTTTGTTGCGCAAATTGCATCTTCAACGCGGTCTGCTTTTTCTTTTAATTCTATATCTGAGCTTGCGCCTACTTTTACTACTGCAACCTTGCCAGACAATCTAGCCATTCTTTTTTCTAAACGAATAACTTCTCCTGGTGCAGTTGCTTCTTCAAGTTGCTTTTTAACAGTATTAATAATCTCAAGTACTTCTTCTGATGAATCACCTACTTGAATAATAGTGTCTGCATCACTTGTAATACTTCTAATACAACTTCCTAGGTATTCTGGTAGGATTAAATCCATATCGTCCCCTAGGTCTTCATTTATGATTGTCGCCCCTGTTAAAGCAGCTAAATCAGCTAACGTATCTTTTTTATTAATCCCATATGTGGGCGCATTGATAACATTAACTTTTATATTCCCCTTTACTTTATTCATCGCTAAAACCGAAATAACACTTGATTCCATATCTGCAATAATAAGTAATGGTTTATTAATCTTCATTACATGCTCTAAAACAGATTGGATCTGTCTAATTGTTTCAACCGGAGATTCTACTATTAATACTAATGGATTTTCCAGTTCAGAAACACGCTTTGTTGTGTTTGTAATAAAATGCGAATTAACTAATCCTTTATCATACTGAACACCTTCGATCATTTCGATCTCTGTTTCAGCCTCGGTAGAGGATTCCATCATTACTACACCATTCTCTCCAACCATTCTAAAAGCATCACCAATTATCTTACCTAACTCTTTATCATTGTTAGTTGATATGGTAGCAACGTGGTCAATCATATCACCAGTCACAGGTACCGCAATATCTTCCAAGTATTTAATTATTAACTCGCAAGTATGCTCTATATCTTCTTTTAGTTCACGCGCGTTTGTTTTATCCTGAACTTTATATGCCTCGTTTAAAATTGCATGCGCTAATACCGTAGCGGTGGTTGTTCCATCTCCGGCTTCTTTAACAGTTTTACGAGCTGCTTCTTTTAAAAGTCTTGCTCCCATATTTTCAATAGGATCCAAAAGGATAATACTGTCGGCTACTGTTACACCGTCTTTTGTTATGATTGGTTTTCCCGTGTGGTCTTCGAGCATTACACATCTACCACTAGCCCCAAGGGTTGAACTAACTGCTCTTGTTAGTTTTGTAATGCCCTCAAATACTTTATCCCTAGCTTCATTACCAAAGCTTAGGTTTTTAACGATTCCGTCTGACATATTTTATTATATTAAATTTGATTTGATAGTTATAATATCACGTATATTCTACGGTATTTAGTTAGAATAATTTATATTCAAGTACTATTCCGTAATTGGGTAAACTATATTGTTTTATACTGTACATTGCCCCTAACTTAAATTTGTTTAATCCGGCAGCCACTGAGCCGTATAACATGGGTAATCCCAATGTGAACTTATCGCTTATAATCCCCACGCCGCCCCCAAATTTTATTCTGCTGGTCTTACTAAGTATTTTATCTTGTGATGCGATATACGCGTCCTTATGCGATATAATAGAGTCTTTAATGGCTAATTGATTCTTGAATTCTGTTTCCTTCTTTAAAAAGTTATCAATTCTTTCATCTTTAACTTTTGATATTGCTTTGCAGACATCATACCTAACTAAATCCGCAACAACTTGTCGAGCCTGTTCTTCTGTTAAGGTTACTACGCTATCTTTTGTAACGGTCTGCGAAATACTCTTGTAACTTACTAACAGGCAAACTATCAATAATCCTAATTGTTTCATATTCTTTTTCTTTTATTAATTTGATTTTAGTCAATAAAACTGTATCTTGTTTTGATAAACTATCGATAAGTAATGCGGCAGCATGGTCTTTTTCTTCTAAGTCCTTGATTACCAATTGCATTTCTTTTGCTTTATCTTCTAATCTTTTTATTTCCTTATCGCTGGATACCCAAAACAAAGTCATAAAGAAAATTAATACGAACCCTAACCACTGATCTTTTAATGAATTAAATATAAGATACATAAGCTGTTTTTCCTGATTTTTTAATTGCTTTTAATACTTGTCCTCTTTGATCGCCATTTGCTTCGTATGATACATGTACCCAATCCGGGTTTTTATCTGTACCAAACTCCCATATAAGTTGATCAAACTTTAAATGGTTTTTAATAAAATCAAATATTTGTTTGTTTGATATTGTAGTTCCATCCATATCTATATCAATAGCCTCGCCCGTGCAATGCTGGGAAGTAGCACTACCCTTAACAAATTTATTAAGAGCAGCACTTCTATATCCAGAACTTATGTGAATGGGCACCCCAAAGTTACTTCTTATAGGTTGGAATACTTTATTAGCTAACTTTTTGAAGTTTTCAATATGCTCAGCGGTTGGTTCATTGCTAATGCCGTTCCGCTTTGCTGATTCGCTTCTAGTTACTTCTGCCAATGTTAGATTCTTTGATAACTGCATATAATTTTATTTTGTGAAAGCCTTTACTAATAAAGTGGCTAATGCCGCGATAAATGCAACTATTAAAACTTTCGCTTGTTTTATGTAAACCTGGATTTCGCCCTCTTGATCCTCTAAGTTCTGTACTCTATTGTCCATGTCCGATATTTTCCAAACAAGACCTTTGTAGTCGTTTAGTGCGTTACCAAGCAACGCTTGTTTAATTTCTTTTATATCTGCTGAACGAATATTTGAATCCTCTTTCAATAATTTTAAATGTTGTTCTATACGATCCAGTCGTTCGCTTTCTAATGTACTCATACTGACTTTGCTTTAATTAAGCGTTCCACAATATTTGTTGTTCCTTCTATAGCTATATAAGCCGTTGATATTATTACCCAGTCTTCAGATGTTATATTCCCAAGAAATAAACCAGTAGATCCAACTATGAAAACTATTAACTTTCTACTTATCCATTTGTTTAGGAATAGATCAATTTGTTCCTTCCGGCTCATCTTCTTCTATTTGCTCGTTAATTATTTCATAGTTTCCATGCGCTATTGCCTCGGCTCCATCTAATGTTTCAATGTAACCATTTTTGTATAACATCCTATATTTAGTTCTTATCATCTTAAAGTTGTTAAGTTGTTTTCATAAAATAAATAATCACAATTTACATTTCTATTTGTTGTTCCAATAGTTTTAAAAATTCCTTGTTTTACTTTAAATCTACGACCAAGTGCATAAGTAGGAATGTTTGTTGTATGCGTAGCAACTAAACTTCCATCTATAAAATAAGTAATTGAAGTTGCGTCCGCATTCACAATTATTCTTAATTTTACCCAGTTTGTAGTTACTGGAACTGATGTAGTTGTCAAAGTACGCACTCCATTATTACTTGTAACACATTGCCAGTTTGCACTCGCAATAGTTCCATTTGCAGTACCGCCCTCATCGTATATAATTATTGCTCCATTATTATCATTTGATGCGGTTGCCAAATCACCAAAACCAGTTTGAAATCTAAATCTATTTGTAACATTCGACAATGTTTCAACTGCTATATAACTTTCATATAACCACGTACCTCCGCCAAATTGAAATTGCTGACCAGACGAATTTGACTCGCTTATATGCATTGCATAATTTGTTGCAGCAGTACTGGTTGCATAGGTACAAATCCCAACTTGATTTGAAGTTTGGTTTGCAATAATAGCATTAGCACGAATTGTAGTACCGCCAGATACTACTGATTGTAATTTATCCAATGTAAATGAACTATCAAAGTCATTAAAATATTGCACTCCACCTACCGCTAGATTATAAAACGATGTGTTTTCCCAAATATCTGTTGCCGAAGTGTAAGTTAGCACGTCTCTATTCGCAGGTGTTGTTATTTTTACATTATGCAGTTCGTCTAATTCGTACCCATTATCGACCTTAACGAAAATTGAACCTTGTGTTATGTGAGCGTGAATAACGTATCCAAGTATAATTAAATGATTTGGCGCAGTAGGTTTAACTTTTGTGGCATT